GGTGTAGTTGATTTTGAAAAATTTGTTAATGTTCCTTGTGGCCATTGTGAAGAATGTTTAAAGTCTAAAGCTCGTGGCTGGGCTTTTAGAATATTGCAAGAAGCTAAAAAGTATGATAATAATTTCTTTTTAACTTTTACTTATGATGATACTTTTCTTCCTTTAGTTAGAAATGCTTATGGTATTGTTAATACACTTGTTTCAGATGAAATAAGTAAGTTTAATAAAAAGCTTAAGACTTATTTAAAAAGAAAAGGTTTTCATAGTGATTTTAGATTTTATGGTGTTGGTGAATATGGTGGTAAGACTTTAAGACCACATTATCATGTTATTTATTTTAATTTAGATATTCCTGATTTGGAATTTAATTATTATAAAAATGGGTTTCTTCATTTTAAAAGTGAATTTTTAAATGATTGTTGGTCAAAGGGTTTAGTTGATATTGGTGCTGTTGATATTGGCTCAGCTTGTTATGTTGCACGTTATTGTGATAAAAAACAAGATAGAGACCAGCAACAAAAATTAGTATTAAATGAAAATAATATTGTAGCTGAATTTAGTGTTATGTCTAGGCGTCCTGGTATTGGTTCAGATGCTTTAGATAAAATAATTGAAAATGTAAAAAATGGTATTTATAAAGTTTCTACTAATGGAACTGAATTTTCAATTCCTATTTATTATAGTAAGAAAGTTAAGGAAGTTTTAAAAGATACTCCTTATCTTGAACAATATGAACAAGTAAATGATTTATTGATTAGAAATCGTATAGCTAATGATATTAGTGCATCTGATTTATTAGGTGATCGTGATTATCAATTATTTTTACTTGAAGAAGATAAATATAAAAAACACTTGAAGAAGCAACGAGTTCAAGTGTAAAATATAATTGAGGAGGTGTATCTTATGACAAGAAAACATGATCGTGCTTTCTTTCGTAGAACTGCACTACGCACTCGTAAGGCTAACCTATTTGGCGTAGCTATGCGTGGTGGTACTAGATTATAATTATTGCATGGCGTTCCGGACACGATTCGAACGTGCGACCAACGGCTTAGAAGGCCGTTGCCCTGCATAAATGTTAAATTTTTATTAATATGGAAGGAGATTTTTTAATTATGGAAAAAATTGAAAAAGTTGATATTGATGAAATTCTTAAAAAAATTAAAGAATTTCGTGATAAAAATTTTGAAAAAGGTAGTGAAGGTTATTCTGCTCTTCATGATATTTATTGTCTTTTAGTTAGTACTTATATTTATAGAGGTTGGTAATATTATGATTAAGAATGATTTTCAATTTAAGATTTATTTTTATATTTATTTAGCTTTGGTTTATTTAGATCCAGAAGCTGAGATTATTGATAAATTAGAGGAAGCTTTAAAGAAGTATTTAATGTATCATGGCTTTTTATCTTTTATTCGTGATAATGGTGTTTTAAAAAAATATGATTATCATGATTTGAATGAGTTAATGGAGTTTTATTTAAAATATGGTGAAATTTAAAAAGGAGATTTATTTATGGAAAAAGATAATATTGAAAAAAAATTAAGATTATATTCTATTTATGATAAAGGAACTGAAACTTATGGTCTTTTAGTTATGGGTTATGATGATCAGGAAACTATTAAATATTATACTGATAATTTTAATACTATTCTTGATAGTTTAGAAAAGTATTATAAAGATGAAAAATTAGAAGCTGAAAGAAATAATTTTATTGATAAAATACATGATTCTTGTATTTATGTTAATGGTTATTTTAATGAATTTACAGGTGAATTTGTCAATGATAAGAATATTATAGTAGATTTATTTGATTTTAAATTTAAAGATAAAAATTAGGAGGTATTATTGATGTCAAATAAAATTAATAATGCAACTGGTGAAATTATTGAAAATTCTAAATTTCGTTCTATGTGGTCTAATCCTTTTGGTGTAAAGGAGCAAGATTTATCCAATGAACTTGAAGATGTATATCAAGAAATTCAACCATTTGCTGTAGATCCAAAAACTGGTGAATTTTTAAATAATTCATCTATTCCAAAAGTTATAAAAACTGGACAAATTAATATTCAAGAAAAAATTCAATCATTTGCTGATGAAGTTGATTTATATCATATTTTAGAAAAATTTGCTTATTCTGAAGATAATACTATTATTAATCAAAAGCCTTGTGCTTATGGTGATATTAGTGAGATGCCTGATAATTTAAATGATTATGCTCAATTTGTTAATAAACATATTGATAAGTTAACTTCTTTAAATCCTGATCTTGCTAAAATGGTTTTAGATGAATCATCTACACCTGAACAAATTGAAGCTAAAGCTAAAGAAATTTATCAAGCTAGAGTTGAAGCTCAAGCTAAAGCTAATGTAGAAGCTAATGGAGGTGCTGAATAATGAGTTTTATTGATAAATTAAATCGTTTTGCTGGTAATCCTGTAAATATGAACATGAAGCGTTCTAAATTCAATTTATCTCATGGTCATAAATTAACTATGGTTGCTGGTAAGTTAGTTCCTATTATGGTTGAAGAAGTTCTTCCAGATGATACATTTAAAATTAATCTTGCTAGTGTTGTAAGAAGTATTACTCCAGCCGTTCCAGTTATGGATAATGCTTATTTAGATGTATTTGCTTTTTGGGTTCCTGCTAGATTATGTACTATGCATGATAAAGATTGGCAAAAAGTTCATGGTGAAAATGTTGGTGGTTTCTGGGCTCAATCAAGTGAAGAAACTTTAACTACTACTGGAAATGTATTTACATTACCTACTTCATCTGATGCTGTTGCTGTTCAATCTCTTGCTGATTATTTAGGTTTACCTATTGGATTCTATCATTCAACAATGACTTTATCTAAATTAGTTTTTAATGGTTATTTTGAAATATGGAATCAATGGTTCAGAGATGAAAATACTCAAGCTGAGATTTCTTGGAGATCATATACTGATGCACAATTTAGAAGTGCTATTAATACAGCTGCTAATTTACTTGATGTAAATAAGTTTCATGATTATTTCACAAGTGCTTTGCCTAGTCCTCAAAAAGGTCAAAGTGTTTTACTTCCTATGGCTGGAAGTGCTATTGTTAGAACTTCACTTACTGAACAGGATACTTCTAATTGGACTTATATGAAATTTAAGACTACTGGTAATGCTGTTACTAATGGTGCTTTAGTTTTAAGTCCTTCAAGTACTGGTTCATTATATGCTGCTCAATATGGTGATCCTTCTTATACTACGCAAACTACTGCTCGTTTGGTTCCTTCAAATTTAGTTGCTGATTTAACATCTGCTACAGCTGTAAGTGTAAATGAAATGAGACAAGCGTTTGCTATTCAAAAGTTATTTGAAAAAGATGCTAGAGGTGGTACGAGATATCGTGAAGTTCTTATGACACATTTTGGTGTTTCTATTCCTGATAATACTGTTCAAGTTCCGGAATATCTTGGTGGTAAGCGAATTCCTTTAAATCAATTACAAGTTTTACAATCTACTCCAACTAGTGGTGCGCCTGTTGGTACAACTGGTGCTTTCAGTAATACATCTGATGTATCTGATTTATTTGTTAAATCTTTTGCTGAATTTGGTTATGTATATGTTTTAGCTTGTATTAGAAATAATCAATCTTATTCACAAGGTATTAGTAAATTATTTACTAGAAATAGAAGATTTGATTTTTATTACCCTGTATTTGCTAATTTAGGTGAGCAAGCTGTAAAAGCTACTGAATTATATGCTACTGATGCTAGTGTTCTAACTGATGTTTTTGGTTATCAAGAATGTTGGGCTGAATATAGATATAAACCAACTAAGATTAGTGGTTATTTATCAGCTAATAGTGGTGATACAGTTGCTCAATCTTGGACTTATGGTAATAAATTTGCTGCTAAGCCGGTTTTAAATTCTTCATTTATGAAGCAAGATAGAAGTCAAATTGATAATACTCTTGTTGTAAGTAATTCAACATATCAATTTATTTGTGATTTCTGGTTTAACTTTACAGCTTGGCGTGCTATGCCTTATTATTCTATTCCTGGTCTTATTGATCATCATTAGTGAGGTGATTTTTTATGGCTAATTCAACTGGAGGTTTTTGGTCTAGTACTGGTGGTCAAATTCTGTCTGGTATTGGTGCTGCTCTTGGGTTAGGCCCTTTATTTGATACAGCACTTAATAGAGAAATGACAGCTAATGAAAATGATTTGTCAAGGTTGCATGATCAGTATATGACTAATGTTAGTCAATCTAATGCTTTGCAACAAATGCGTGTTCAACAATCTAATGCTCTTGCTCAGATGCAAAAGCAACAAGATTTTGAAAAATATATGGCTGATACTCAATATCAAAGATTGATTAATGATATGGAAGCTGCTGGTTTAAATCCAGCATCATTAATGGGTTCAGTTCATGCTGGTTCTTCAGTTCCTAATGCTAGCACTGGTGGTGCTAGCGTTGCTGGTGCTGGTGGTCATTCTGCTAAATCTCTTGGTTATCATGATCAGAATAATTTCATGACTAGTATGATGACTAGTGCTTTAAATGGTATGATAGCTAAGGATAGAGATGCTGCAAGATATTTATCTGAAGAAATGATTGATAATGCAAAGCATGCTCATAGAATGGAAGAGAATTTTGAAAGAGATCAATTGTATCATGTCTTAGCTAAAGACAAGGAAAATGATTTATATAACAAAATTCTTGCTGAAAAATAATTTCGCGTGGGATTTGTCTCTTTCCATACACGCGTAAATTATACTAAGTATTCAGTAAACACATAGATTACTTGTTTAATATGTGTTTACTGACTACACATTTTTTGAAAAAGAGGTGTTAAAAATGTGTGTTCAACGTGGCATGTTTCCTCTTGTAAAATTGGAAACTGGCAAAAGAAAAGTTTTACTTAATTATGGAGTTATTATGGAAAATAGAGACTTTGAGAGTTTAGATAGTTTGGAGCTGTCTTGGAGACAAGCTCTTAAAGGAAACTCTATTCGTGAAAATTTTAATTATGCTGTTAAAAAATATGGTGTAGTTGATTTTGAAAAATTTGTTAATGTTCCTTGTGGCCATTGTGAAGAATGTTTAAAGTCTAAAGCTCGTGGCTGGGCTTTTAGAATATTGCAAGAAGCTAAAAAGTATGATAATAATTTCT